GGCCCGCTGACCAGGCCGCTTGGTCGCCCGCGATCGCCGACGACGTGGAAGCCTGGCGGAAGTCTTCCATCACGCGCTCTACTTCCCTCTGCAGAGCACGGAGACGGCGCTGGGCGGAATCGGTGGGCTTGCTCTGGAGAAGCTCCGTGACATGCCGTTCGGCTTGCTCCAACTGCCGAACCACTTCCTGCAGGGTGTTCTTCTGGATGCGCGGTAGATTGGCCTGCTGGCGTTCTACCTCGCGAGCAAAGCGCTTTGCGCGCTCTTCGGCGTCCATCAGGCGTCGGCCAACTGGTCGCCCGGGATCGGTGCGGGAGCCGGCGCGGCGCTGGGCTGCTTGGTTAGCGGAATGCCTTCGAGTTCTTTGCCGCCGCGGTCCGCAAGCTCCTTCTGGGCCTTCTCGATCTCCACGGCAGCGTCGATCTCCACCCCCAGCTGTTCGGCGAGCGTTCCCACTAGGCGCAAGGCTGTTTCATTGGTGATGAGGCCGGCATCGAGCAGCCCGAGCACGGCCACCACCGCCTGTTGCAGCGCCGCCGCGTACTTCGTGGTGTCCTTGGCGGTCATCTCCGGCCATTCCGCTCGGACGCTGGCAAGGATCTTCGCCTTGTCCTTGGGCAGCTCCTCATCCAGCAGACTCCAGTGGGCCCGAACCACGTAGCGCGCAGTTTCAGCCAGCATGTAGCCGAGGTAGGTCTGCCGTAGAGCCAGAACCTTTTCCGTGGGCTCGCTCATGCTTTGGCCGGTCGCGCGGTTGACGTTCTCCGCACCTCCGAACCAATGCTCCGGAAACGTAGATCCGCCCAGACAGTGATTTCGGAACAGCCTGGCACCCGCCGACGAGTCCGCGGCCTGCAGCTCGGGCGCGATGGCATCCCATTTCTCTGCTTCATTGTGGACACGCACGCTGCCAGGTTTCGGCGCCGAGATCTTCCTAGCCCGCGCCTCTACCTCATCCTTGTTCGCGCCAGTCACAGTCACGTCCCAGACGAAAGCGCGCAGGAATGACGCGCGATCCAGTTCCCCGAACAGGAACTGGTCATAGGCATCGAGCCAATCCATTTGGGCCAGGATGTCGCTCCGCCCGCGGCTGGCGGAGGCCAGGTCATTCACCTTGAAGTAGAAGCAGTCCCCGGTGTCGAAGGTTTTCCGCAGCTCCTGGGTTTCCTTCGTGAAGGCGGTTTCCGGGACGTTGACGATGACGCGGTAGCGCCGTTTCACGCCGCGCTTATCGGGTTTGATAACGATCCCGATCGGCTGCTCGCGATTGTCCGGATCAGTGACCACCGTGCCGATCAGCGCAGGGTCGAGATATCCGAGACGCACGAAGCCGGTGGCATCGTTGCGGAAGATGGGCCAGAGCTGCTCGCCGAACATGCTGAGTTCGCGGGCACGCTTGGTTAGCTTGATGTCCCAGGCGTTGAGGCCATCATGCCAATGCGCGTCGATGGCGGCCTGCGCATCGTCGTCGTCTATGCGCAGCTTCACGCCGCTAGCGAGTAGATAGGCCAGCGGCACCTCGATAAGGCGGTTGGCCAGGACGTTCGTCTGCCACATGTACTCGGCGAGCTTCAGCATCCGGTCCTGTGTCATCGGCGCGAGATCACGCTGCGCATCTCCCGTCAGCCGACGCCACTGGTCCTCATCGGCATCGGGAGCGTTCGCCCCTGCCGCTTCGCGGAGGGGCTTCTCGACGACCTTTTCCGGCTCGGCGGAGGGATTGGCTGCAAACAGCCCCTTCAATGACGACCAGATGGTGCTCATAGACTTTTCCTGAAAATTCGTGGCGCCCGTTGGGTCGCCTGCACGTCCATCCGCATGCCTTGTCGCTCGCGCGGGGCGCTACGGGCGTTTGGTTCATCGGCCTCTTCGGCCGAACATCGCGCTGCGCGATCGACCGGCAAACCGATCGGAGGCGTAGGTGTCGCGCTCGGGGTCCACCGTCTCGCCGGCGGCGGGTTCTCCTTCTTGGCGCGCTGCGGCCCACATGAGCGCTCCCGCGACAGCCGTGTCTCCGTGGCGATCGCCGCCATCAGTTCCCTTGGTGCGTGCCTCGCTCATCCGCGGGGAGCCCTTCGCCAGAACGACGCTGCGATGGTCCGCAATCCAGTCTTCGTCCCCGAACGTTTCCAGGTCACCGTCTTCGTAGGCCTGGTGATATCGAGGGAACCAGAGGTCGTACCAGCCGCCGGTCAGCTGCACACATTCGATGCGTTGCGGGCCCAGCAGCTGGAGCGCAGCTTCCGCGTGGCTCTGACCGTTGCCGCGTGCGTCGAACTTGGCGTGGTGGAACAGCGGGAGGTTGAGGAGGAGCCATCCAACGACGAGCTTCTGGCAGTCGAACGGGATCTTGCGCAGTTCCACACGCAGCGGCGTGCGCCAGCGATGCGTTCCGGCGATGGCCTGGCCGACCACGATCGGGGACAGGTCACCATCACGGGCAAAGTCTTGACCCAGTACCGTGCGCTGATCCTTGGGAAGAGCGTCGACGATGGGCTTTAGCTCGTCGGCGATCCACTTCTCCGTCACCAGCAGCCGGTCAGGATCGAGCACGAACTCGGCTGTCTTCCTGTAGCTCGCGACCTGGAGGCCATCCGCGGCGCACTTCTCCAGCAGCAAGCGGCTGAAATAGACGCCACTACCACGCTTGGGGATGCACTCCAGCTCCTCGTCGGCCGACTCCGTGGTGGCGTACTTGCTTCGCACCTCGTCGAGAAACGCCACTTGCCCCTCGGGCGTCCATTGCTTCTTTGTGACCAGGCAGATCCGCCGGTAGAGGCCTTCCTTGACGGCCTGGCTGAACGTGGTGTGGTGGTAGGACCAGGGCAGCTTTCCTGCCTTGATGTTCTTGACGTAGTCGTTGAAGGGGTTGTCTTCGCCGTTGTGCGTGCCGCCGATAGACACGCGGCCACCCCAGATCAGGTAGGCGAGCGCGCCGTCGATCACGTCGGGAAGATGCTCGTGATGGCCGCCCTCGTCGATGCGGGCATGTCCTTGGCGACCGCGCCAGTTGTATGGCATCGCTGCCAGCGCCTCGATCTTGTGCCCGCTGGCCAGCTGGATCTTGTAGCGGACCACGTCTCGCTTCTCGTTATCGATGATGGCCTTCTCGTAGCCAACGTCGATCTCGCTGCAGATCACCCCGAACCAACGGGCAAACGTAGCGCAGTCGCCGATGAACTCGGCGGCCATCGCTTGGTTGTAGCCCATGTAGAACTGATCCATGCCACCCGATTCCTGGGCCGCTTCGCCTACCGCTTCCGGCGCCCATGCACCCCACGTGAAACCGATGCGGCGCCCTTTGTCGCAGAAGCGCACTGACGCCTTATCGAGGTGCCAGCGCACCTGGTACGGCAGAAGGATGTGCGGGATCTCCGAGGCCGGGATGTCCTGCAGCTGCTGGCCGGACCGTTCCTTCTGGATCTCGTCGACCAGCTGCAGCGCCGCCTCCTTTTCCTCGGGCGTCATGCCGCCTGGTCCTTGATGCCAAGGAACTCAGCGCGGATCTGGGCCCACTGCTCGGGGGACATGCCCTGCTTCTGCGCCACCTTCTCGGCGGCCTTGGCCTGTTTCGCCAGCACGAGGCGCTCGATCTCCTGACGGCGCTTGAGGCTGATGGCTCCGGCTCGCTCGATGTGATCCATCGCCTTGCCCAGCAGCATGATGTCCATCGGCTTGGCTTTCGCCTTGGCGTCCGCCTCTTCGTCGCCCATATCAGCCATCAGCTGGAAAGCCAGCGTCTTGAGCATCTCGGCGAGCAGCGCACCCACGTCACCACGGGGGTTCTCGCCGAGCTGCTCGACAAGCTGGCCAGCGACTTCCTGCGCCGCCTGGTAGCGCTTCATCAGATCACGGGTCTGCTTGACTGCACGACCTACGGCCGACTTGCTCACTTCGGCGTCGAGCTCGTTGAGCTTGTCGGTGATCTCATGGATAGTCCGGCCATCGCGCACCAGGCGGTGGAACAGTTCCGACAGCTCCCGTGGCATGCGTTCGATGCTGGAGCGGCGTGCCATGCTCAATCCTCCAGCAGCGCCACGCCAGGCACGTCGAGATCACCGCTGACGATGTCTCGGCCGGACTGGGTGATCGTGGCGAAGTCGATGTCGCCGACCTGGCGCAGCTTGGCGAAGCCATGACGTGACAGCCAAGCCAGATCGATGGCCACGGTATCGGCGTCGGCCTTGTAGCCCCAGCTGCGTACCAGCGTGCGCACCATCGGTGCGCTTGCTCCGCTGTCGTTGCTTTCCTTGAGGATGCGAAGGATGCGGCCGCGGCGATACTTGGTCTGGTCTTCGGTAATGTTCATCATCCGCCCTGTTTCTGCATCAGATGCCGTAGAACAACCTGCAGTTGCTCATTCAGCGCCTTGCTCTCGGCGCGCCCGGCCGAAACGTCCTCCGCCACGCGGTTGATCTTCTCGTGGATGTGGCCGAGGTCGCGGGCCGTGAGGTGATGCTTCTGCTCCGCCTCGATCCTGGCGATGCCGTCCTCGATATCGGCGAGACGGCCGTCGAAGCGCTCTTGGCGGTCCTTCATCTCGCTGACCACCTTGTCGGTGTGCTTGCGGATCGCGCGATCACCGGATTCGATCCGGCCGGTCAGATCCGCGGTGCGAGAACGGCGATACACCGCCACCGACACGCTTGTGGCGATGACGGCCGATGCGCCGGTCACCACGGTGACGATGTTCCTTGCCGTTTCCCAGTCCATTTACGGGAATCCCCCTGCTGTCGTTGCTGTCGTCGCCCGATCGGCGTTGGCTTTCTTGAGCTTCAACCGCCAGCGCTCGATCCACGCCAGGCCGTCAGCAGCGCACACAGCGGGCTGACCCTTCCAGGTGCAGCGCATGGGTGGAGGTTCGGGCTCGTCGAGCGGCATGGTCAGGCTGCGGTCGACCTTCACCGGTGGCGCCGGTGGTGGGTCAAGGCTGAGGCTGGTGGTCGGGGACCGGATCGTCTCGTGCGTCGCCCCACAGCCGCTGAGCAAGAGCGGGACACACAGGGATGCGAGCCAGATCAGCGCAGTCAGGCGTTTCATAGGCAATTCTCGTGGTGGTCGTAAGGCGCTGTTGCCCGGCCTTGTCGAGCTTGGTCTGCAAGGCGTCGCGCTGGTCGAGCGCCGCCTTTGTCAGGTTGCGCTGAGCGTCGAGATCCGCGTTGCGCTGCTTCAGCTGCTTCCGCACATCGTCGAGCGTTCCCTCGGCGATCGTTGCGCGAGTCTTGGCGACGGCCAGGTCGCCCTTCATCTCGCCGATCTGCGTCAGCGAGTGGTGGTCTGCAATGGCAACGCCCAGGATGATCCCGAGCGCGAGCACCAGCAGCTGCTCGACGATCGTGCTCACGGCTGCACCGCCTTCGTCCGGCGGCGCTGGCGCCACCACGCATAGGCGCTCGCGCCGAGAGACACCAGCACTAACGTCGCAGCTGCGATCTGTAGCCAGGCCGGCCAGCCGCTGGTGGTGGCATTGACCTGGCTCACGGCCTGCAGGACCGGTTGGACTTGCGTGAAGCCCTGCACAACCGCGGCGACACCGCCCGTGGTGACAGCCACAGCGATGGGGCTGGGCTTCGGAATCGGCGGAATGTCCGGCACCACACCGGCCATGCGCAGCCCCTCGTCGTACACAGCATCCTCGTACCATTCGCCGCCAGCGCGTGGACCGGCGCCGTTCTCGTGGCGCACGATGGCGCGTACTAGCGGCATCAGCGCCACGAAGTCGTGCATGCGCAACGGTGCCTCGGCCTCGATCTTGGACGACGCGCAGACGGCTGCGATATAGGCCTCGGTGTCGTTCTCTTCCGGCGGGGCCCAGCGCGATATGGCCGCACGGATCGTGTTGATGCCGTACTTGTCCTGATAGGTGATCAGGGTGCCGGCAATCGCGCGCACGCCCCAGGCCGGGGCGGCGTACTGGCAGAAGTCCGGATCAGTGCGCTGGTCTTTCGGGAGTAGACCCTGCCACGGGTCTTTCCACCGGATGTTGCCGGGGTTGTTGTTGCGGATGCCGCGGGGGGGAGAGTTGGTGGCCATGCGCCCTATTGGGCGGCATGGCTAGTCCGCTGATCTTTTAGCTTCTGCTAATAACGGCGCTTGTTTCACGCCTGCGGTATGAATGGCTGCTAAGACAGTACGTCAAGAAGTGCTACACCGAACTTCGCGATGTCGCCTACCGCTGGCAGGCCTGCCAACATTGCCTTGACGACGGAGCGCTTGGGTGTGCCACTGCCGCATTGGCTTTCGATGTGATTCACGACATCCAGAGCCTCTTGGCGATCAGAGTCAGCAAGCCCCGCATCCTCGACCGCACGCCGCAGGTCAGCGATACGATCATGAACGACCGCGTTGTCGCCGACAACATTCGTTGACTGGTCTACCGAGTGATGATTGATGCGGGCGTTGGGGCCCGACACGTTGTACGTAACCGACTGAGGCCGCGACCTGGGTGCGGGAGCGCCCACCTTTTCCACTTCCAGTGTGTAGCTCGCCGGTATGTCGATGAAGGCCTCACTGAAGTCCGCGTCGAGTACCCGATAGTGTTCTTCCGTGCCGTTGGACCGGTGCCGGATTAGCAGGTCGCCATGCTCGATCTGGAGGTCTCCACGGGATGTAAAGACCTTCCTGCCTTGCACACTGGCAGCAATGTCCGTGACTGTTGTGCCGTTAGCTTTGATGAGCGTGAGTCGATCTGTTTCTAGTTCATCGAACATGCAAGAGCTCCTATGGTCGATCCGATTGTCATCGCAACATGGGCGGTCATAGCCCATGTGCTGTATGCGTCGCTCACCTCGCCTTCGCTCGCCGACGCAGCCAGAGTTCGATCGAATCCTGGATCTGGTAGCTGTACCAAATCAGCAGCTCCGCGGCGCTCGCCGTCACGAAAAAGAAGCCAATGATCGCGCCGACCAGCTCGAACGTACCGCCGCCAGAACGGTGGTATGACCAGACGAAAAGTGGGTATGTGACGAAGTAGGTAAGCAGTGCGCGAATCGACCAGGCCCTTAACTGCATTGCGAGCAGTTTTCTATTGAGCTCGACCTGCTTAGCCCGCTGCTCAACGGCGATAATCCTCGCCTCGACGCCGGGGTCGTAGGCACAGTTCGGGCAAACAGTGGCGTAGATCCAGATCGGCTGCTGGCATTTTCGGCACGGAGCGATTTCTTGGCCTTCGATCGGCTTCTCTGCAACCCCGTGGACGTGCAAGTTCTCGTAGTAGTCGCGCCCTGCCGTGCGGTTGCCGTCGCCGATGCTGTGGATCTCGCTCATCTCTTTCCCCTCGCTCGTCATGCGATAGCGCGCGTTAACTACTGAGCGTCTAGCACGGCCTGCAGTTTCGCGTTCGCGCGATTGAGGTCGTGGAGGGTCTGGCTGGAAGGCTGCTCATGAAAGAGGAGCCAGCTTGCGTAGATGTCCTGCACCAGAGGTTGCAATGGCGTCCCCGTCGTCACTGCATAGGCATCCCGATAACAGCTCTGGATTCGGTCGCGGGCGGAGGCCCATTCCTTAGGGCTCTGGTGCTTCTGAGATAGGGAGTCCAGCTCCGCCTCCTGTTGAAGTCGCTGAGCACCAGCCTTGGATATCAGCGCTTTCATCTCCGGGTGCTGAGCGAGATGCTTGGCAAGATCACACGGATCGGAATCAGCAGCCCATGCTCCGCAGGCCACGAAAGTGGCCAGTACCGCACAAATCCATCGCGCCTTCATCTCCATCCCCCCTATTGCGCATCACTTCTTGCGAGCGCTGTCCTCGTGAAAGTCGCGCCCGGCTATGCGGGCATGTGATCCAGTACTGACGATCCGTTCGCCCGTCGCAGCTGCCGTTTGGGCGCTTATCCCCACTGCCTTCAGAGCCGTCGCCTGCGATGCAGGCGATGCCTCGCGGAATGCGCGCACGAGAGACCGCTCCGTTTCGTCGAGCACCAGCTCGGTCTCTTGTCCATACCACTGCGGCCAAATGGCCACGACCGGCCTGCGGATCTTCTCCGCGATCCAGTTCTCGACCTTCTCGCTGCGACTGCGGCCGTTGATCACAGCGCCGATCGTCGTCGGGGCAACCCCGCATTCCCGGGCCACGTCCGTCTGTTTGTAGCCCGCGATCGTCAGGGCCGCCTTGATTTCCGCCGGATGCATCAGATCCCCTCCCGGCAGGTTGACAGCCGTACTGCATTTATGTACCGTGAAGATGTACTACATTTTAGCGGTACACATTTGAGGCGCGAACGTTCGCGCATACGGGCCAGAAACCGCCGATGACCACCGAACAGACGCTCAAGCAGCCCGCCCGGATCAAGTACGCGCTGGCGCTGCAGGACTACACGCAGAGCGCGATCGCCAAGGAATGCGGCGTCAAGCCCACCACGGTGGGGGCGGTGATCCACGGCCGGAGCCGCAGCAAAGCCATCGAGAACCGGATCGCGTCGATCACGCGAATTCCGCTGGCGGAGCTCTGGCCGCAGTGGCACGGCCCGGCAGCAAAGCACCGCCGTCGCCCGACCACGGGCAATCGCAGCGCCGACGCGCTGCGGGCGGTGATGGGTTGAACGGTATCTCACAGGGGAATCTCGCATGCCTTCGTTCACGTACGACGCGGCGGGGTTTCGGGTCGACCAGCCCATCCTTGGCGCCGCGCACACGCCGCGCCCATCGCAGCCGCCAAGCCGTGAAGCCGGTCGTTCGCCACGTCCATCGCGGGCCCGCCCGACAGGACGGTCGTCCTCAGCTGGTCGCGCAGGGCGGGGCCGTCAATGACGCCGCCGTCCTCCAGCAGCGCGATCACGTGCATTACGACCCGGGTCAACGCCTCGGTGCGCCCCGCGAGCTCGTTGAAGTCGGTAGCCGTCACGGCCGGTCCCTCGGTGGTGGTCGGCCCTCATTTCACCCCGCGCAATGGAATTGCACAAGGGCAAAGCGTGCTCGCGTTTGGAAGTGCCCGAGCCCAGCTGCAGCGCGGGGGTTCCAATGAAGCCCCGTAACTGGAAGGTCTGGCGCCCGCAGACCCTGCAGGAAGCAGTCGAAGGCTGCGTTTCGTACGCGCAGCACAACGCCCGCAAGAGCGTCGACCAGATCGCCGACCTGGTCGCGGAGAACGGCGGGACGATCTACAAGTGGATGGCGACGGGCAATATCCCGGCCCGGAAGATCGCAGGTTTCGAGCATGCGTGTGGGGCCAGCTACGTCAGCGGCTACCTCGCAGCCAGCTCGCGCAAGCTGGTGATCGATCTGCCGACCGGGCGCATGCCATCCAGCGCGGATCTCCACGGCCTGCAGGAAGCCTGCACCGCTGCCGTGGGGGCGGTCATTGCCTATGCCCAGGGCAAGAAGGCCGCCGACGAAACCATCGATTTCCTCACTGCCGCCATCCATCGGCTCGCTGTCGAGCGTGCGCATGTCGAGCGGCAATCCCAGCCGGAGCTCCCTTTGTCATGACGATGCCCTCTCTATCCCAGCCCGCCGCGTCGGGCAGGGTCCGCGAACTCGTTCTCGAAAGCCACGAGCTTGGGCGGACGCTTGTGCTGTCGTACCTGCCGCCTGCCGGCGAGGCCGTGATCGCTCACCTGTACAGCAGCCAATCGGACGCCGCGGTCCCGTGGACCGATCAATCAGCAATATCGCGCTCCTACGCATTCGTGCTCGAAACCCGTGTTGTGCTCGCGATCGAAAGCAGTGTCTCTGGCGCCGATGTGCGCGAGCTGCGCTTCTTCGGCACGCGCTATCCGCTGGCCATCGACGAGGTGCCGCATGTCCGCCGCTGGCTGTCGGAGGTGTACGGCGATGTCTGATCGCTACATCAACGACGCGCAGCAGCGCGTGCTCAAGACGCTGATGCTGCTCACCGGCCACGAAGTGCAAGGCCTCTCGCCCGGTGAAGTCGCGAAGGCCATCGGCACCAGCGCTAGCAACGTCACGCGTGACCTCGCCAACCTCAAAGAGGCCGGCCTTGCAGAGACCCTCGAATCCGGCCGCTGGCGTGTGACGCCCCGCTTTGGCCAGGCCGCCCTCCGAATCCTCAATGCCCTCGGCGAAGCGCGTAGCCGCGTCGAGGAAGTCCATCAGCGTTTCACCGTCACCCGCTAAACCAGGGAGCAGCACATGGCACGTAGTAGCAAGCAACTGACGCCGGCACAAGTCGATGCGCCGAGCAAGGGCATCAACGAGCGTGAGCTCGAAGCGGCGGGCGTGGCAATGGCTGCTGATGCGCAGCGCCTCGCGGTCATCGAGCAAAGGTTCGGCGTGGACATGCCGTACAACCTGGACCTCTACATCGCGCGCATCAAGATCAACGCGGCGGAGAGCGCAGCGCGCCTGATCGAGATCGGCCAGCTGCTGATCCAGATTCGGGAGCACGAGCCGAAAGGGAAGTTCCATGCCGCGGTCGAAGAGATCGGCTTCGGCATCCGCTTTGCTCAGCGTGCCATGCAGGCCGCGGCGAAGCTACAGGATCGCCCCCGACTGGCTGGGCTTGGCACGAGCAAGGCGCTGGAGTTGCTCAGCGAGGACGATGACACGCTCGCCGAGCTGGAAGATGGCGGCACGGTCGCCGGGCTGACGCTCGACGATATCGACACCATGACGGTGCGCGAGCTCAAGGCCACGCTGCGCGCCGAGCGCAAGGAGCACGAAGAAGAGAAGGCGGCCAACGAAGAGATAATCCACGCGAAGGATCAGCGCATCAACAAGCTGACGCGCGACAAGCGCCGGGATACCCCGGAGAGCAAGCTGCGTGAAGAAGTTGAGCAGCTGCTGCGCGACGTCGACGAGTGCGCTGTGGAAGCCGCCTCGCACATCGCCAGGATGCGCGCCGCTATCGCCGATATCCACACGCGCTGCGGCGAGCTCGGCCTGCAGGTCGATGGCGACGTGCAGTCGCGGTTGGAGCAGAACCTCTCCTGGTGCAGCAACCAGCTCCGCGACCTGGCTGACGACCTGGGCGAGTGATCATGCACCCTGGCCAGCTCGCCGAAGTGGACTACTTCCGCAAGCTCGCGGAGCGCCTGTCCGGCGCTCGCCGCGGCGAGGCGGGCAGGCTGATCGCCGACGCCATGACCTGGCTGGGAATTTCACGCCCAACCGTCTACTCGAAGCTGCGAGCGCATGCTGGCTGGAGTAGCGGTCGCAAGGTCCGCACGGACAAGGGCGACAGCCGGGTGAGCGAGACCGAGGTAAAGGCTGTCGCCGGCATCCTGCGCGCTTCCCAGCGCCAGACCGGCAAGGAGCTGCTCCCAGTCGGCGACGCTATCGAGATCGCTCACAGCAACGGCCTGCTTGGCGAGCGCGTGTCGAACGCCACCATGCAGCGGCTGATGCGCAAGCACGCCTGCCACCCGCGCCAGCTCGCCCGGCCCGAGCCGCATGTCGACATGCGCAGCCTGCACCCGAACCACGTCTGGCAGCTCGACGCCTCCATCTGCGTTCTCTACTACCTGCGCAACGGCCGCATGGGCGTGATGGACGAGCGCAAGTTCAATGAGCGCAAGCCACGCGACCTCGCCAAGGTGAGCAACCAGCGGCTGCTCCGCTATGCGGTCACAGACCACTACACGGGCGACGTGCTGTGCCGCTACTACAACACCAGTGGCGAGGATCAGCGGACGCTGTTCGAGTTCCTGATGTGGGCGATGCAACGCAATGACACCCACGTTATGCATGGCGTGCCGTGGCTGTTGGTGTGGGACGCGGGCAGCGCGAATCAGAGCCACGCCATCGCCGCGCTTCTGACCGCGCTGATGATCCGGCATTGGGCGCACAAGCCTGGCAATCCGCGTGCCAAGGGCCAGGTCGAGGGCATCCACAACGTCATCGAGCGCAAGTTTGAGGGTCGCCTGACCTTCACTCGTATCGATAGCGTCGAGCAGCTCAATGGCGAGATGGACACCTGGTTGCGTGCTTTCTGCGGCACAGCCATCCATAGCCGCCACGGCCACACCCGCGATGGGCTATGGCAGACCATTCGCCAGGACCAGCTTCGCCTCTGCCCGCCGGAGGATTTGTGCCGCACGCTGCTGCACAGCCGACCCGAGTCGCGCAAGGTCAATGGCAACCTGACCATCAAGTTCACCGTTCGCGGCCACGAACCCGCGGTTTACTCGGTCGAACACGTCCCCAACATTCGCGTCGGCGAGGTCGTCAACGTGGCGGTCAATCCGTACCGCGCGCCCAGCATCTTTGTGTTGGGCGAGAACGACGACGGCTCCACGCGCTTTATCGAGTGCGACCCGATCGCGACTGACCACGCAGGTTTCTTCGTCAACGCTCCGGTGATCGGCGAACAGTACGCTGCAAAGGCGGACACCGAAGTGGACACCGCCCGCAAGGATCTGAACGAAGCGGCATACGGCGAGCGCGACACCCTCGATGCCGCGACGGCGCGCAACAAAGGGCGCCTTGCCTTCAATGGACAGATCGATCCCTTCAAGGATTCGCGCGAAGCCGCTGCAGCTGCGCCAAGCCACATCCTGCGCCGCGGCACGGAGCTCGATGTGCCCAACCCGATCCACGTGGATCTGCGCCCTCTCAGCCATGTACAGGCGCTGCTTGAGCTGCGTGCTCGCCTTGAACGTCCTCTCACGCCGGCCGAGGCCTCCCGAGTTCGCGGGTGGTTCCCCGACGGTGTTCCCGAGACGGAGCTGGACTCGCTTGCCCAGCGTCTCACCGCGCCGGCCCAGGAGCGGCCGCGCCTCGTCGCCATCAAATAGGAACCCAGCACATGCTCGCCACATTCGCGTTCAAAGCGCCTGAGCTTCTGATGCACGCCGCCGAGGGCGATCTGTTCACGCCCATCGGACCTGAACTGGTGGAGTGCGTTTGTGCGCTCCGCTGCATCGCGATCGGTGCGCATGCGCGCATCGATGCTTCCACGGCCGATCGCGCCAACGTCGACGCGTTGTTGCCTGTCGTCGTCGTCGCGTGCAGGGAGAAGCCCGGCACCGTGGGCTATTACCCGCCCGGCACGTGCTGCTCGCTTCCCGCTGCCACGCCCATCGTCTTCCTTGACCAGGTCGAACCGGCAGCACTGCGCCCGCGCGCTGAGCCTGCCAGTGAGCTTTCCGCCGCCGCCCTGGCCGAGATCTGCCTCACCGCGCATCTGTCGCCTCTCGCCACCGATATGGAGCCCGAGCGGCAGCTTTCCCGCCTGTAAGACCCGTCCACCCCTGATCTGGAGGATCAGTCATGTCCGCACACACCAACCACCAATTGCACAGCCAAGCCACGCGAATCAACCCGCACGTGGTACCCGTCGAGCAGGTCAAGCCGGGCCAGACTTTCATGCGCCTGGAGTACCAGGGCGAAGTTCTGGCGCCGCTGTCCTACGCGAACCAGGAGTGCCACGACATGGAGCAGCGCTGGGCTGTCATCGTCGCCGTGAACCACGACAGCGCCGGGTTCGTTCCCGGCCAGCTCGTGAGCATCAAGCGCGGCACGCACGTTCGCCTGGTGCATCCGGTCCGTCACGCCATCTACGCCTTGGAGCTGTGATGCGCACCGGACGGCCCACCGAGAAGAACCACACGCCGCTTCAGCTGCATGCGCTGCTGCGGCGACACAACATCAGCCAGGGCGATCTCTGCCGCGCGATGACCTACCAGTCCGGAAAGCGTGCTGGACAGTCGCTCTCCACCAGCACCGTATCGACGCTGCTCACCCAGCAGCGCTGGCCGCGCACCGTCGATTTCTACGCGCTCAAGGCTCAGGTGGCCACGTTCCTTCGCGCCCGCGCCGTGCCCGAGAACGAGATCGCGACCGCCTGGAACTACGAGGGAAGCGCTGCAGCGCCCGCTCCGCCGCCCGCACACACCTACATCGGCGCGCTCAACCCGCATGCCAACCAGGCTGCGCCTGGTTCCCACCACGAACCCTTTGACCTTCCGGAGATCGAGATGCTGAGCCAGGCCGCACGCGAACACTTCCAACTCGTCCGCCACCCCTTCCTGGATGACGTACAGGGGCCGCAGGACGTGTATCTCTCAAAGAATCAGCGCTACATCCGCGAAAGCATGTACTACGCCGCTAAGCACGGCGGTTTCGTCGCTGTGGTTGGCGAGAGTGGCAGCGGTAAGTCGACCTTGCGCCGCGACTTGGTGGAGCGCATCAAGCGCGACGCAGAGGCTATCGTCGTGATCCAGCCTCAGACCATCGACAAGAAGTCGTTGACGGCAGCCCACATCTGCGACGCGATCATCGCGGACCTCTCTACGGAATCGCCCAAGCAGAGCCTGGAAGCGAAGGCGCGGCAGATCCAGCGCATCCTTTCAGCCAGCGCGCGCACCGGCACCTCCCATGTCCTGATGATCGAAGAGGCGCACGACCTCTCGCTCGCTACGCTCAAGTATCTGAAACGGTTCTGGGAGATGGAGGATGGTTTCAAGAAGCTGCTGGGCATCATCCTCGTGGGCCAGCCCGAGTTGGGTGATCGCCTCGACGAACGCCGCAACTACGATGCGCGCGAGGTGATCCAGCGCTGCGAGATCGCGCGCCTCGCGCCGCTCAATGGCAACCTGGAGGAATACCTGGCGCTTAAGCTCAAGCGGGTGGGCCTCACGCTGGATCAGGTGTTCACGAAGGATGCCTACGATGCGATGCGCGCGCGTCTCACGCGGCGTCGGCCGGGCAGCAATGAGTCGGAATCGAGCCTGTATCCGCTCCGCGTGCAGAACCTGATCGTGAAGTGCATGAACCAGGCGGTGGAGATCGGCCTGGAGAAGATCGACGGCGACCTGGTGGGGAGGGTCTGACATGGCCATCCACGTTCGCCTTTCTCGGAGGGGTTCTTCGATCCGCGCAACCGGTGCGGACGCTGCCGATGTGCTCAATGCGATGGCGCCGCGTGACGAGCACACGGTGGCCTTTTGTTGGGAATCCGGCTTGATCGAGACCGGCGTGGCTGTACCGAAAGGCGCCATCCTCATCGCTCGGGGCCAGCCGAAGTTGCTGGCAAATCTGATCGCCGGATCGGCGCGCTTGGCGCACGACGGCAAGACGTGGCTGGTCCCTGGCATACCCGAGGCGGAAACGGATGACGCGAAGGTCGATGCGCTTGCCGCCTATCTCCGCTGGATTCGCCGCCGCGCTGGCGATGACGTCGACGTGGGAGAAGGAGCATGAGGCTCATCGATGGTGCCGTCATCCACCTGCACAAGCAGCCGCAGCCGGTGGCCATAGGAGACATTGCCCGCGCCCTCAACGTCGCGGCCGAAAGCGTCAATGTTGCGATCACTGAGCTGATCAAGAGCTGCATGATCAAGCGCAACCACTGCCCGGACGCTGTGCTGCGATATGACTGCACCGAGAAAGGTACGGCGCACGCAGAGAAGCTCCTCCGCAACATGCAGCTGGATCAACGGATAGCCCGCTTCCGCCATATCTCGCCCAACGGGCGGAAGGTGATGGAGGCGTTGGCGCGCGCCAACGGCTCGCTGACGCGCGAAGGTCTGTTCGTGGCGCTGCGTGGCGCGCTGACTCGGGAGCAGCTCCAGAACGTACTGTCGCGTCTTCGGCATAACAGCCACGTGCTTTCTCCGAGGACCGGGACTCGTGGTCTTTGGTGCCTGGCGTGCCCGGAAGAGTGGTCTTTCCTTCTGCCAAGGACGGATGAGGCGGCGGCCATGCTTGCCGATACGCCCACGGTGCAACCCTCGCAGGATGCTATCGAGCGCCTGGCGCAGGACGCGCAGGCCGCTACGGCGAGCCTTCTGGAGGCGCTTGCTCTGGTGCCAGATCGCTCTCCGGCGCTCGTCAAGGTGGCTGCTGCGAACTCGTTGCTGGTCGAGGCTCGATCGATCGTCCATCAGGAGCAGGCGGCATGAAGGTCTATAGCGATGATCACATCGAGCGCTGGAGCGAGGTGTATGTGCAGCGCCGCGTCAAGCGGTTCCACATCACCCTTGACCAGTTCTTGGCGCAGCCGGAACAGATGCTGGCCCGCGTCGATCGCTTCGAGTCTGCCGAGCGCGGCGCGCCGGAGCCGGTGGAGCATCACCGCGAACGGCGTGCTGGATTCCAGCTCCGGCAGCGTGGCGAGCTGCTCATCCAAAAGCTGTGGCACGGAAGCCGGCGCCGCAACCGTGCGGACGCGCCATTGCCGAGCCGCAGGTAAGCGGGCGTCACCAACCAGGAGACCCTTCATGTCCCTCGTCGAACTGAACCGCGACACCTTGCTCAGCGCGCTTCGCCGGCATATCGGACGCCGGCATGGCGTCACCGCCACGGCGCTCTGTCGCGAGATCCTCGGGGCCAATCCGACCTCCGGTCACGAGCGCCACCTGCGCGAGCTCGTTGTCGAGCTGCGCAAAGCCGGGCAGCACATCTGCGCCCATCCGCGCGACGGCTATTTCATCGCTGAGACGGCGGAAGAACTGCAAGAGACGTGCGATTTCCTTCGCTCGCGCTCGATGGCCGGCCTAGAGCAGATCGCCGCCATGCGGCGCGTCTCCATTCCCGACCTGGTCGGCCAGATGAGGTTGCCTTCGTGAGCTGCAACTGCGTCGTCAACGTCAATCGGCAACTCAGGGCCACTGGCACCCACCTGGCCATCCTCATCCCCCGCGGGGAGGACGGTCGCGCCGCCGGCAAACCGCGCGTGCAGGTGCGCGTTCTCCACGATCTCCCCACACGCCGCGGCATCCCGATCGCGGTAGCCACCCACTGCCCATTCTGCGGCACGAAGTACAAGGACTAAGCCCTATGCAAATGCAAGAGATCGAGGATCTGGCGAAGGCATTCGCAACCGCCCGCACCGAGCTTGCCCAACGTCTGCAGGAGCTGCGGGACGAGCAGGAGAAGGCCAAGCGGCGGCGCCTGCAGGGCATCAGGAACGCGGTGGTCCGCTTCAAGGCCAGCCACCACGAACTGCGGGAGGCGATTGAGGGCAGTGCCGACGAGTTCCGCTCGCCGAAGACCCGCATCCTGCACGGCATCAAGGTCGGTTTCGTCAAGCAAAAGGGCAAGATCGAGTTCACGGATCAGGACGCGGTCGTCGGCCTGATCCGGAAGCATCACCCGGACCAGTTCAAGGCGCTGGTGAAGGTCGAAGAGACGCCGATCCGCAAAGCGCTCGGCAACCTCTCTGCAGGCGAGTTGAAGAAACTCGGCGTGAAGGTCACCGATGACACCGATGCAGTCGTGGTGAAGCCCGTCGACGGCGAAGTCGACAAGCTGATCGATGCCTTGATCAGCGACCCGGAAATCGAAGCCGCGCGCGACTGACTGCGAACCTGAACGGATGCGCGGACGTCCGCGCATCGCGTCGAGGAACCCATGATGGCAAAGACAAGCCAGGCGAAGACCAAAGCACCAGGGCGCAGCAGCGAGCTGGCGATGATCCACATTGCCGCCAAGGAACTGAAGATGTGCGATGACTCCTATCGCGCTCTACTTTGGACTGTGGCTCGGGTGCGATCAGCCAAGGACTTAGACCTGGCAGGACGTGAGGCTGTTCTAGCGCACATGGTGGCCCACGGCTGGAAAGATCCGAGGGGGCCACGTCGTGGCCGCGGGGCGGTCTACCGGAAGGGCACCCAGGCTGCTCTGATTCGACACCTATGGACCCAGCTGGCCAAGGCCAGCGCGATTGAGGACGGGTCAGACAAAGCTCTCGGCGCCTACGTGCGTCACCAATCTCAGCCCTATCACCCGCAGCGCGTTGGCTGGGACCATGCCAATCTTCTGCCGAGCTGGGTGGCCAGCAAGGTGATCGAACATCTCAAGGCGTGGTGTGACCGTCTCGGCGAGGCACCCTGATGTCGAAGCCGGCCGACCGCATCCCCGAGCTCATCCGGGATTGGTCCGATATCGCCAGCCAGGTGCTGGCAGAATCTGGTCTCGTCGCACCGGAAGAAGCTCAGCAGCTCGGGATGCGTGTGGCGCGGTCTATCTGTGAGGAATACGCGGGTCTGCAGTTCTACGTGCCTGTGGGCTTTGCCATGCGCACCAGTGAGCGCGACCAGGCTATCTACCGGGCCTCGGAGCAGGGCATGCTGCCCGAGGCCTTAGCGCGCCAGCACAAGCTGGGTCTGCAGCAGATTTATCGGATCATCAGGCGCGTTCGCGCCGTCCAGATCGCCGAGCGTCAGCAGCAGCTGTTCGATCCGGCGTCCTGATCAATCGGGTCAGGGACTGGTATTGCCGCTGCAGCCAGCGCCGGTGCATTCCTCATCGCTGCTCATGCGCTGAACAGGCGGAGCAATAAGCGCCTGGAACGTGTTGCCGCTGCAGCCAGCGCCGGTGCACGGCGGCTGCGCCTCGGCAGACGACGCCTGTGGGGCCGAAGGCTCGGCTCGCCGTACGATCCAGTACCCCATGCCGTTTGTATCCTGCAGGAGCTCGACCTGCACGGCACTGTCCTTGTAGATCAACTCGCCGCTTCCACTCGGCAGCGCATTCGCTGAAGGCGGAACGATCACGCGCTCAGCATCGGTGCCCAGCGGGAGTACCAGGTAGCCGCCGCCCTGGGTCGCAAATGCCGCATGCACTGTGCCGGTGGCATCATTGATTTGGATGTAACGCACACCGTCCCTGTCAAACGCGTAAGCCCGCCAGGACGGGCTTAGGCTGAGGTTCGCAGTGCGGGGAGCGATTCGCCCCAGGTCGGCCGCGGTTGCGGTTTGAGCGACGGCGGAGGCGGCGCTGAGGGTGGTCAGCACTGCGAGAGCTGAGATGGCGGTAGCCAATGGGCGCATGCGATTTCCCCCTTGTGAATGTCCCTGCGAGCATATCCTGTACGGAGGTTCGGTGCGCCGCAACGGAAGGCTGCCCGAGTCCGAGCGTTACGGAACGTTACAAGTGAGCCTAGTTTCACAAGCAGTTCACCGACTCAGCGGTGTAGTGGCGATTGGATGTGGTCTCAGGGGATGGAGAGGGGCAGATGGGGGGATGGAGATCTTATTTGGCGTGGAGCGTCGGTATCGCCGTCCTCTATGGGGCAGCCTACGCAGGGATTCGCGAGATATCGATCGCCAGTGTTTCGCTCAGCAATTGGATTCCCCTGGCCGGTCTCCGCTTGAGTTGCCTGCTGCTGGTGCGGCCACGCTTCTGGCCCGCCCTCATCGTTGGCGAGCTCGTGCCCCTGAGCTACCAGAACCATCAATCCCTCGACCAGTTCGGTCTTACCTGGGTGCTGGCTAACAGCGTCCCGCCCATGAGCATCCTCGCCCCCGGCGCCTGGCTGGTCAGGAGTCGCCTCCCAGGCCTGGCAAACCCGGTCGCCAGAAACATGGGGTACCTGCTGGGCTTCGCCTTCGTCGCGTCCATTGCGAAGGCGCTGCAGGGACTTATTTCTTACAGCCTGCTCAAGCAGCTGGCACCAGGTGAGCAGCCGCTGCCCTATGACGAGCTGGGCTGCCAATATTTCCTAGGTGCCTATCTGGGCGCACTCTCAATCACCCCACTGATCCTCTTGATTGCGCGCGCGGTCCGCAGGGCTCAGGCGGAACATCGGCTGAGCTTTCTGGAGCTGGGTCGTTTTGCTCGCAGTAGCAACGTGTTTGGCATGGTATGCCTGCTCGTCGTCGTCGCCGCCATGATCTTGCTAGGGAGGGATGCCGGGGCAAATAGGCACCAGCTGGCCCTTATCGGCATCATGGCTGCGCTGCTCACCGCGGCCTCACTGTATGGATGGCAGGGGACGGCCATCATTGGTGCTGCATCGAATGTCGCCATCGTAATGATGATGCCGGCGAGCAATGACCTGACCACGCTGTACGCACAGGCCTTTATGGCTGTTGGCATGACCGGTCTGCTGATGCTGGGCGCTCGGACCACGCTCTCCGAGCATCTCGCCGCGCGCATGCAGGCTGCAATGGACCAGGCTCGGCACGAGCTCCTCATGATGGAGCAGAGCCGGTTTGCCACCGCAACGGGGCTCAAGGAAGCATTGAGTGGAACCCGCAAGGAGGCGACGAAGATGATGCACCTGGTGCGGGATCACCTACCGGCGAAGGCCATCGCCCAGCATTACGGCCAGTTTGATGACCTGCACCGCCAGCACCAGCGAATCACCGCTGGTATGTCCCCCAACGAGTGGCTGGAGTTTGGCGGTCAAGATGGGGCAATTGCCGAGGCACTCGCACTGCTCGGCGTCCAATGCGAAATCCGACATACCAAGTCGCGGCAGCGCCTCAATCTGGTGTCGTCTGAAACCCACATTGCCCTCTACCGCCTAGCCTGCGAGGCGGTGGTGCATCTGATGGACCAGGCACCGAGCGACCTGGTCCGCCTCGGGATGGACGTCAGCCGCCTTGGCGAGGGACTGGTGGTAGAGGCTGTGGTGGAAAGCCTGGGGGCGGATATCGTGCTGCCTCTCGACGCCCGCCAGCGCCTGATCATGTACCTCGGCGCCGCGGGGCTCTCGGAGCAAGCCATGCGCAATCGGGCGCACCTCTACGACGGCGACCTGGTGGTTTCGGTTACCTCGCCCGCAGCCGGCCGCGTCCACGTGCGGCTGGTGGAGAAGGTCGTCGAGTCGCTCTAGGTCGCAGCCACGCCTGGCTGCCGTAGAGGCCGCCGGCGCGCTTCCCAAGGACTGAGACACCACCGGCGTAGCCTGCCGGCATGCGTAAGCGCCCACCCAACTTCCATATCGCTTGGGAGACCTTCCCCTATCGGGATGGCCCAGATGTCCACTGGTTCCGGCACACGGACGGCACCACGCCAATCTGCAAGGCTTACAGAGTGGAGGGTGGCTGGGAGCTGCTTTTCCTTCGTGGGCCGGCCAACCTCGGGCCTTACTTCTACCGATCGTTCAAGCAGTTGAAATGGCATCTTGACGGGTATCTCCGTGCCCACGGAGAGCGACTGATGGGGCCGCGCCGGGCAGATAGCGTCCCGGCGCGGCTCTATGTCGGCGAGGTGCGCTCGGATCAGCCGGACCCAGCAACTAACCCTGCAGTTGTGGTGCCGTGGCGGCGAGCTCGTCGCCGCTACCGGTAACGGACTCAGGCTCCGCAAACGGTAGCGGTTCCCGCAGTGCCTGCAGGTCACGATGGGCGAGCTCTATGCGGTGAGCCACGCAACGGTCGACGGGGTGATACCCGACATGCATGGCTCCAACCCTGCCGACCTGCTCCGGATGTCGCATCTGCATGGCAGGGTCGCCCTCTCTTACCGCGAGGCGCAAGATCACCTGGCGCCGCCCCTGTTCGTCTCGTTGTAAAGCTGGCCCAAGGAGCTGACCAGACAGGGCAAGATTGAGGTGAGCGATGCCTGTCAGAACGCTCGTTCTGAGCTTGTCCAGCCAAGCGTCGGCGTCGGTGTCTCGGTTGTAGGCTCTTCGCCAGCAGGGCGCATGGAGGTAACCGCCGAGCGTCTCCACTATCTCGCGGAGCGTGTGGCTGACCGGCGTATAGACGATGGAGATTGGAGTTTCACCCTCGAAATGCCAGGTGATCTGCACCACCTGATCCCCGGTTTTGAATGCGCGGTCCAAGGCCCTCCCGACATTGGTTACTGAATAGTCCTTCTTCACCTTCTTTGGAATGTGGTCCCAGGCCCGAGAGTAGTCTGCATGTCGTGCCTCGGTCGCCAACCTGAGCTCCAAGGCGGCATAGAGAAAGTGCTCGACCTCGCCAGCCCCCGCCAGGTCGACAGCGCGCTGCAGATGGTCCTGAGGGTCTATCGAGTAGCCAGCCATGCCAGGTCTCCCACATCCGATGTCGGGATTCCATTTTATGGCACGCAAGAGCCTTTCAGTCGGGCTTCCCGTTATTGCTCGTTCGGTCCCTCTATTTCCCGGATTATCAAGTCCTGGCCCCTGGAACTATCAAGATCGGGGTTAAGAGGGGATCACCACACGGTCTCAAAGTGGAACCCTTCTCCCTCCGGGAGAAGGTGGCGGCAGCCGGATGAGGGTGCGGGCGGAGCGGTGCACATCACGCTTGCGCTCCGCCCGAACCCTCACCCCAACCCC